CCCAGTAGTTGCTGTAACGCCTGTTACTGTTACTTTAGCGCCTTCAAAGATTGAATGCGTATCAGACGTAGTGTATGTAATAAGACTATTAGACTCTACAATAGCAGTAGCTATTTGGGAAGCTGAGTTTCCCAAACTTGCTTTTTTAAGCATAGTAAGTCACATCCGTAATTAATGAGTCTAGTTTACCAAGTGTAGTTACTCTATCAATGTACAAATGGCTAGGGCTTAACCGAGCCGTAGATTCCCACATAGAGTCTCTGTCATCCGAGTAGTTTTGCCCATCATAATCCCCGTCAAAATAATAATCTAAAAACTCGGATTTTTCCACCATTACTGCGTCTACTAAAAATGTAGCCGTGTTAGTCATTGCACTTAGTTTTCTAACAGAAACTGCAGCTCTAAAAACGCCACTAGGGGCTGAGCCGCTAACGGTTAACCTAGTCCATCCACTAGCAGTTGTTATTGTTGTGGGGGTAGCAGCAGATAAAGTACCAACTACTGTTGGGGAAGCTACACTGGAATTGTACCAAACCACATTAAGATCATAATTTGCGGAAGCTCCATTTGTTACTTTTACATAAGCACTAAATGTATATTTTTCTCCACTGCTTACTTTTATTGGGTAAGAAGTGTCACTTGATACTACTCCGCTATTAACTGCAGAAGCCGACGCTACAACTGCTTGCAAAGAAGCGGAACCTTTATAGAAATCCGAAGTTACTCTAGAGATTGTTACCGCAGAAGTACTTGCTGCCCAACTAGTAGTATCTGTTTCAAAAGAAGGATTAGGAACTAAGTTAGTTCTATTTGACGTTACGGTAATTTCAGAAGTTCTTGCATCTACAAAATTTGTTGGAATTGATGCAGCATATCCCAAACAAATATTTCCAGTAATATCAGCGTGAGTAGCCGCATAAGTGAACGAATAGTCACCTGTAGAAGCATTGTTAGTTACTGCCGTTATAGTAAAAGTACCATCAAAAGGTGCCCCTAAACCAGTAACACTAACAGTACGACCGACTACAAAATTATTTTCTTCGTTAGTAGACAGCGTAACAAAGTTACTTGCAAGACTTCTGTAAGTTATTTGTATAGGATGGGTAAATGAGGATGCATCTACGTAATAACTTTCGGCAGAGCCCATACTGTTAATAGCAAACGCAGGCTCAGCATAGGCCGCATTAATTGGGCTAACTGCAGTTATATGGTTTAAGTACCAAGTGTTTGCTGAGGACTGAGTAGCAGATGCCAGCGTTCCCGTAGCTGTAGTTCCTACTGATTCACCCTTTACGTTGTACCAAGATATTCTAACCTCAGTGGTTCTAGCAGTTCCCCCAGCTTTACTAAAGTACATGCCAAACGCATATGGTTTATTTGACTGCACTGCTTGCCAGGTTGTAGATGCGGCAGGAATATCTGAAGCGGGAGGTGGGGAAAGAATAACGGTCTGGGCAGACGCTACTGAAGTACTGGTAGGATTAGATATAGATACGGTTGAAGATGAACTTGTAGCAGAAGTTACGTATGTTCCTGCCACAATTACTCCATTTGAAGTAGTATGTAAAACGTAATCATTTGTAGCTGCAATATTTGGTTTTAAACTTAATGAGGTAGCTCCGCTACTAGCCGTGGCAGTTAACTCTGCTCTTTTAGGTCCTGTTGAAAACAATGGAGAACCTGCGGTTGCGGTTGTTATCTTTCCCATTCCAGAAACTATATTGTCTGAGAATTGAATAGTAGCTCCGCTTAGTGTTGTTCCTGGAGTAAAGTTAACTTTAAAAGTAGTTGAATTTTCAACATATGTAACTACAGTTCCTACAGCAAATGCGCCAGTTCCAGAAGAAACCTGAACACGCATACCAGAACGTATTTTTGAAGTGTCTGCGCCCGATAAAGTTACAGTTTTTCCCACAGAAGACGCAGTAGCAAGAGTTAAATTCCAGTTTGAAAACGAAGCTAAGCTGCCATCAACAGGACCCGCTAAAGTTAAAATACTTGAAAAAGGAGCACTAGTCCCATATGCAGCAGCGTTCCTAGGGTACCAATCTCCAGTGTTTTCTATAAACGAAGATGTGTTGTAATTGTGTAAGTAATTAGTGCCCGCTTGTATTGAAACTGGATATCCACTATGTGATTCAAGTTGATTAGCTACGCCAACAACCGAGCCTGAAGTTGAGTAATTTCTAATAAGGTTTGCTAATAATGTTCTAGCTTGAATTAAACTACTTACGTTTTCGTAAGAACCGCCAAGCTGTTTTATTAACAACTTTAATAACGGCTCATCAACTGTTTTTGGATCGGACAATTCAAATACAGCTTTATTTGAAGTGCGGTACAAGTCTATATGAAAAGCAAACAAACTTAAAAAATCTTTTAAATCTTGGTTGTCTTGACCTTTATCATTAAGTCTATATATTGCAGGAAGATGGCGACGAATTGCTTCTGCTGTTCCAACATTAATAATAGCAAAACTAGATGTTTCACCTAACTTTTTCCACCTACGAGTAGCGCCATCGTTATACTCTGCAAATAATGAGTAGTAATATTTTGGAGAATTTAAAGAGCTACCAGTAACTCCTTTACCTGGATTGGCGGTCAATGCTGAGTTTGCTCCCGTATCATATATATGAAACAAGCCTTCCATGCCAAGTTCAGTTCTGGTTGTTCTACCGCCAATAAGAGATGCAGCTATTCTAACTTTATCTCCTACTTTATAGTTAGAACCACTATTTCTGAGAGTAACTGTTGTTGTAGCGGTAGTCCCGTTACCTACTCTAGATATGTCAAAAGTTGCGCCTTTACCTTTTGATGTTCCTACTGAAGTTCCCGCTACGTTAGTGTACGTAAAAGTACCGCTGTTAGGAATTATTTTTGATTTATCATATGTAGTAGCGCTAAACCCAGTAGCCGTAATTCCTTTTTGAGTTCCTCCTAAAGCTGTTACGGTTAAAACTAAATCAGTAACTAATGGGGTAGCATCAGTTGAAACGTACCCAATATTAGCTCTTGGTATTGTTAAAGTATCGCCAACAGCGTAGCCACTACCGTATGAAATAATTTCAACGTCAATTACAGCTCCAAAGTCTGCTAGCGATCGCGTCACATTAAACTTTGCTCCTTTAGTATCTCCACTTGCAGTAAGGTTTGTATAGTATGCATAGGTTGTTGGCGACACTAACGGAGCATTACCTCCACCAGCGTAAGTAAGGGCTCCAATAGAGTTTGCTCCAGAAACTGCACTTACTGTAAGGATTACAGATTCAGGGCCCTCAGAAAATATAGTTACGCCATCATTAATATTTCTAGGGTATCCCGACGTGTTCCTAATTACTCTTAAATCTGTCCAATCAACTGCTTCAGAAGGAGGTTCCCAGGCAACGTGATTAATTAGGTAGTTAGATGGCTGCGCAGAAACCTCTGAAGTAAAAAGAGCGTCAAGGCTATTTACTAAAGGCATTAACTAGCACCGCCCGTAGTAATAATATTAATGTATGAGCTCTCAAGAATTGGAACTTCATTTACAGAGCAAGATAAGTCTGCTACGTTTCCAAAACCTTGAATAACAATAGCTGTTCCGCTACTTACTGTTGAAGATGGCGCAGCACTAATGTTGACTCCACCTGTTGTAGCGTTTGCAACAGCAGTAGATGTAGAGCCTCCAGCAGCTGTTGCAACAATGGTAAACTGTGTTGCAGTGGCACTAGCAATTGGTAACGTTACGTTATATTGAGTGCTTGTTGCTCCAGTAACTGCTACCGTTTGCCCAGGAACAAACGTGTTGCTTGCCGTGTAGGTAATTACCGTTCCTGCTGAAGTATAAGAAACTGCTGTAATATTAGCACTGGTTCCAGCTAAGCTAGATATGGTGGCGTTATTAAAAGCTGTTGGAGAAATTATTCTTGGCTTAACTGTTCCAGATGACCATAGCCCAGATGTACTATCTACTATCAACACGGTTGATCCCGTAGTAGCGTTAGTTTCTAGAGTTGCAGTTTGGCTGTAGATACCTGAACCACTACTTGGGTTGCTAATAAACTTTTCAAAATCATTTATAATTACATACTCAACGCCGTCTACTGCATTACAAGTTGCGTAAATATCACCTAAAGTAATTAAATCATTAAAGGTAACGTTTGCAAAATTTAATAAAGTTTCTAAAGCATCCCCTACAGCAGCTCCTACAAGCGCTGCGTTGTATTGACTACGAACCTGTACAGTGACCGTTAAATATGGGTATACCGCAGTAAAATCTTGGATAGACACGGTTGTCCCAGGTGGAATTTTATCAACAAAATAGTCAGAAACAGTTTGTTTAAATGCAGTCGTAGTTAATCTACCGCCAGAAGCCGCAATAAATAAAACAATAGAAGCTAGGCTAGTTGCCATAGCATTTGCTTTTTCAACCCCATTAAATTGAACAGCAAGGCTTGAGTAGTCTTTTAAAGATACCGCTCTATCCAAAGCTCTTAAAGAAAGCGGAGCATTTACTCTAACAGAGTCAGTAGATTCGGCGTCAGTGCCCCCAGAAAAACCAAGTTCATTAGTTACAGTTATTCCAAATATGTTTATATTTTTTACTGAGTTAGCCGCTACGTTTCCAACAGACCCTGATGTTTCCGAATACCTGTACGTTACTGAAATTGACGATCCGTTTGGTGGAATACGACCAGAAATTCCATCACCAAATACTACGTAAGTAATTCCAGCGCCATCAGTATATGTGTAGTAAACAGCATCCGTACTATTTGCATCAATAATAAAATTAATTTTACTGTAGGTAATTCCAGCAACAGTAACGGTAATTCCTGCTCCTGTTATTACTCCAGTATTTGATAAAGGAAATTCTTGGTTAGGAGTTCCAGTAGATGTACCTACAGTCTCTGTTGTACTTTTACCTTGAGTTACTGCAACAGATGCAGTTCCATTAACAATACCAACTTGTGCTGGAACATTCACTGCTTCATTAAGAGTAAACGTTACAGCGGGGTTAATTCCATCAGCTGTGGTAGAGACCTCAGTTCCAGCAGCAATTGTTGCGTCTGTAGCCCCAGAGTTGCTAAGTGTTACTGTGCCAGTTGCGGCGTTAACATCGTTTGGAATATAATTTAATAATTTAGCTAAGTTAAGAACGGTGTCTCTTTGAGTAGCCGTAGAAATAAATGCTTCATTAGCTGCTCTGTCAATTTGATAGTTAAGGAGGTCACCAAGATAAGCAAACAACTCAAGCAATACAATACCAAAGTCTCCCGAGTCACGGGAAGTCCATTGGGGAGCAAAATTTGGAATGAGGGCTTTCAAGTCTTTACTTAAAGACGCGTAATCCCTAGATGTGTAGTCTACCTGTGGTAGGTATAAATTGTCAGCCACTTAAAGCACCTCTAACGTTTCACACGCATTATTGAGGGAAGATGTTGATATTTTAACAGAATCTGTATCCCCAGAGGGAAGTGAATAAATTATAGTAAAAGTAACCGCTGCATTGTCTGAGTCAATATCAACAGAAACTTCAGATAGTTCTAGGTCGGGCAACCAGGATATAAATAGTTGGGAAATAGCTGTTCTTGCATCTTCCACAACTTGAGAACTGGTTTCAAATATTAGACTGTTTAAGTTAGCTCCATAAATATAATACCAAACTCGCTCGTTAATTCCCGTTGATAACAAGGCTAAAAGCTTGTTTCTCCAAACTTTTGGAGAGTTGTCAACAATAGAGTTAACCCTGCCTTTAGTGGACAAATCAAAAGGGAGGTCAATAACATAAGAGTTATCTAGTACCGTTTTTTTCATTTTTAGAACGCTCCTAGCCATAGTGGGAAATTGGGGTCTCCGCCTTCAAACATTACCCAGCAGCCATCCCCAGGAACTGGAAGAAAGCCACCAACAAGGGTCGCAGTTACTGTAAATGAAGGGGTTGCTGGGACTACTGCGTCTGCAGGTTTAGCAAGTAATTGAATATGAGTGTCTGTTCCTCGCCACCAAAACTCTAGATAGTCACCCGCTTTAACTGTTAGTACATAGTTCCAAGCAATAATTTGAGGGTTAGCATTAGCGTCACCACTAATAGCTATGCTTCCGTTGCTTCTTAAAACATTTTGAGCTGGCAAACTTCCATTTAGCTTAACCCAAACATCCGCAGTATCGTTTCCCTTGTTAGTTCTTTGCAACTGAGCCGAAAACTGAATGTCATATGTTCCAGCATTATCAAACGTAAGCTTTGAACCGCCCACAATAGAAACCCTAAAAGCTTCTTCTTTTGTGTTAATGGTTATTACTTGAGGAGTATTAACTGCTGCAATGTCTTGAGTAGTTGAGTCACTAAAAGAGCCGTAAGGAGCTTTTTTATTTTCAGGTACACCAACAATAGGCCAAGCCCAACTAGTAACAGCCTGCCCAAGAATTTGTGGAATTTGCATTTTAATACGGTTTAAGTTTTCGGGGTCATTAGTATCTACAACAATGCCACGGTAAATTCCATAAAACCTTTTATCGGCAAGATCATTAGCAAGTAAATTAGATAACACCGCGAGACTCCAACCTATTAGCCGCTGCCCGAGAACGTACTCTTGTGTCACTTGCAGTAGTTGTTTCTGATTTAGGAAGCTTTGCTCTCCATGTTGTTGCTTTATTAGTAACTGCGCTATTTGGCAAACTTGTGTTTGTTACAAGGGTAAACCCGTCATTAGCTGTTGCTTGAGACCCCGTTGTTAATACAGACTCTGAGTTTACTGAAACATTCTTCACCCCAGAAATTAAGACTCTTTCTGGAATATCGTTTGGGGCTTCTACAAGTCCGTCAGACCAAACGGAAGCGGCGCCAATTGAGTCGGACCCAACTTCTAAAATAGTTGTATACCGTAATATGTTAGGGCTAGTTTCAACTATGCAATGTTTAGCGGATAAAATTATCCAATAACCAGTGTAGTCTTTGCCAATGCCGCCTAAATAAATAGGTTTATCAGGCCCTAACGTAGGGGTTCCTAAAACCTCAATCCTAGCTCTGTAAGGAAAACGATTTCTTTGATTGACTCCAATAGCTTCATAGTATGCTGCATCATAGCCAGGAGCCACGGTGTCTACGGAATAACTATCAAATAATTCAGTCCTAGACGTTTCTCTTAAGGTATCTAATCTAGTATCTGTTACTAAATTTGAATTAATATTTTTTGGGTCAACGCCACCAATTTGAGTTGCAGACTTATACGCATCTACGTAACGTACGGACTCACCAAGAGTTAAATTAAAGGAGTATAGCGTAGAGCCCGCTGGGTCATTAGCCTCTCGCATAATAAAAGACTTAGCGTTTTTTCTTTGGTATGTATACTCGCTAGTTAACCCTTGAAAAAATATTGAGGTGTTTTGGACACGGAACGTGTACCCACATTGTTTAGCTAATCTAGTTATTAACTGAAGTTCAGTTTGACCAGCTTGAACAACTTGCTCATAAACTCTGGGGTGAGGCTCTACAGTAGCTTGTAATGAGTACTCTTGAGCTATTTGTTCTACTATTTGAGAGGCAGTTACATTGGTAAACACTCTCTGCCTAGACTGTTTTAATTTATAAGATGCTCCAATTAGAGTCATTTTTACAAATGCTTTTCCAGGAGTTATTTCAGGATTGATGTCGTGAATGTACCCAACAAATTCTCTAAGCTCTTCTCGACCTTTAATCACACAACGAACAGGCTCGCCTGGCCTGATATTAGAATACTTTACATCCCAGTCCCTAAATTTAACAACAGCTACTTCATGCGCGTAGCGCTCTTGGTTTAGGGTAAACGAAAGTAACCGTTGAGGCGGAGATTCTGCCAACGGAAATTCAATCGTAACGTAATTAAGCATTAGGTATTCTTAACTCAGTTCCTGCTGGTATGTTAATAAAATCAGTTACTTCAGGGTTGTACTCAGCGATAGCCCACCATAAGTCTGGTCGGTTATAATATTTATTTGACAGCCCTTGTAGAGTTTCTCCTTCAATAATTGTATGAAGGCTAA